ACCCGACAACGTTTAAAAGTCCGTACACAATTTACACAAGTACAGATGTTCCGACTACGCTATCAGCGGAGAATCAGGAACAGATTGGTTTGGCTTTAATGGGATATCAAACGCCGCCAAGTAAAGTTTTGATCTATATTGAAGCAACTGCCGCCACGACCTACAATGATGTTTTGTTACAGTTAGAAAATGCACGTTGGGATTACTTGGTTATTCCAGACATTGCGACAGCGGATGTAATCACCATCGAAACATGGATTAAAACCATGAGGAGTACAAAGGATAAAATGGTCAAAGCCGTTCTGCCAAATGCTAGTGCAGATAGTGAAGGTATCATCAACTTCACAAATACAAGCATCACCACAGCAGCAAAAACCTATACGACTGCGCAGTATTGCAGCAGAATTGCCGGAATGATTGCAGGTACGCCATTGACCATCAGTTGTACATTCGCGCCACTTAGTGAAGTAATTGCTTGCGATTTGTACACAAAGGAACAAATGGATACAAAAATAGGTGCTGGCGAATTGTTCGTTATGTTTGATGGCAGTAAATTTAAAATCGCCCGTGGCGTTAATTCACTACAAACAACGACTCAGGATAAATCAGATAGTTTCAAAAAAATAAAATTGATTGATGCTATGGATCTTATTCACGATGATATCAAAACTACGGCGAATGATTCGTATATTGGTAAGTATTCGAATAGTTACGATCATAAGTGTTTGTTACTTTCAGCCATTCAAGGTTATTTTGACCAGCTTGAACTGGATGGAATTCTTGATCCAAAGAAAAATACAGTGGCTATTGATACGGCACAACAACGGGTATACTTGCTTTCCAATGGCGATTATACACAGGCCGAACTTGCGGCAATGAAAGATCAAGATGTAAATGCAGCCAACACAAGAGACCAAGTATTCTTGGCAGCAGCCATAAAGATTTTAGACGCAATCGAACAAATAAAATTAGGCATTTCCATTTAAATTACAGACCGGTTCATTCCGGTCTTTTTATTTTTGAACAACGAAAGGGATTGATTATATGCAAGGAATGACAGCGAAGCAAGTCATGAATGGCACACAAGGCGAGGTCTGGATTGATGGCGACTATATGGCGCAAATCGTAGAAATGAAAGCACAGGTAACGATCAATAAGACAGCCGTTTCCATCGTGAAAACGTTAAGTGAACAGTACAAAGTTACTGGCTATACCTGTAAAGGCTCTTTAAAAATGAATAAAGTCAGTTCGTACATGATCAACAAAATGAACACAAATATGAAAGCTGGTAAGCAAACCATTTGTACAATCATATCAAAATTAGCAGATCCCGATGCGATTGGCACAGAACGGGTCGTAATTAAAGATGCCGTCTTTGATGATTTGATTTTGATTGATTGGGCAGCCAAGAAAAATGGTGAAGAATCTTATAACTTTACGTTCAGTGACTGGGATATTTTAGATACAGCCGACGAATAAATCTTACATCCCCCACGCTTGCGCGTGGGGATATTTAAACAAGAAAAGGAATGATCAAACATGAGTTTATTAGATAAATTACTACAGGCTGATGCCGGAAAGCTTACGGAAAAACCTCATAAAACATATGAAATAAACCGCTTGTCAAAAGCTTTGAAAACTGATTTTATATTAGAATTACAGGCAATTGATGCACAACGTTACGCCGAAATTCAACGCATGGGTATCGACCTAGGCAAAAAGGGTAATGTTCGGGATGTAAACATTTATGAGATGCAGGTTTTTACCATTTTAGATGGAGTAAAAGAACCTTCATTAAAAGATAAAAAATTGTTAGAACATTTTAGCGTAAATACTCCAAAAGAATTGGTCACTAAATTATTTTTATCTGGAGAAATCGCAGATATTTATAACGAAATCAATGAGTTATCCGGTTATGAAAAAGATGATGACGAAGCGGATGAAGAAATAAAAAACTAATTGAAGCCGATCCGGAAGCACAGCTAATATATTATGCTTGGCGTTTTCATCATATGAAACCGTCTGATATATATTGGCTTCCAGTCGGTGAAAAACAAATTTTATATAGCTTTATTCGTTATGAGCTAGAACAAAGAAACAAAGAAAATACCCCTGAAGGGGATGAATAAATGGCTAGAGTTATAGATGCCGTTATGTCCTTAAAAGATAAATTTAGTCCGACACTACGATTGGTCAATAAAGCATTGGATACCTCAAAAACAGCAATGAGTGGTGCAAAATCACAAGTGGTGCAGCTTGGTTCTAAGCTGGAGGAAATGAACAAGGTCAATACCCGTACAGCTAAAAGTTTCCAGAAAATCGGTAAGAGTATGGCAAGCATGCAAAATGCCGCAGTCGTGGTTACACTTACGGCAGCCGCTGAAAAAGGTTATGAGGCATCGAAGAAAATTAATGGTGCTGTTAATCAGATGAAAATATGGGGCGACATAACAGACGAGACTGCCGCAAAAATGAAAGTTGGCATATTATCCATATCATCCACGTATGCCATTGCAAATGATCAGGTGGCCGAGGCTACACAACAGGCTGTAAAAAGCGGCATCAAAGAGGGCGAAGTTCTTGAATGGATGTCGAATACAGCTAAATTTGCCCGTGTTGCTAAAATGGATTTGGCTGAGACTACAAAATACGGGGCGCAAATGTCGAAAGCTTATAACTTAAGTACTGCCGACACCGCAGCCGCTTATAACCAGTTAACTACAGCAGCCAAGGCTTGCCATGGTGACATTGATAAGATTACGGCCAGTGTAGCGGCATTAAGCCCGAAAGCAGCGCAGGCTGGAATATCGCTTTCCCAATTAACAACAACACTGGCAATGATGCGTAATCGTGGATATGATGAAGCACAATCAGGCGGTATTATGGACAGTATGATTACATCCATTGCAAAAGCTCAACCTGCTCTAGCTAAATTAGGGATTGATGTTTCAGCCGCGCGGATTCAGGCGCAGGGTTTAGCTCCAGTTATTGCTGATGTCTACGCCAAGATGGGCGACGATACAAAATTTAAGGCATTATTTAAAAATGTTGATGGTTACAAAATGGCTATGATGATGGCGAGTAAAGATGGTGTTTCCGAATGGCAGGGCATGTTAAAGCAGATTAACGAAGGCAGTGCTTCGACGCTCGATAAAATGTGGAGTCAAATGCAAACACCTGGTGAAAAAACACAACAGGCAATGACAGACCTCGCGAATGCGTGGGTAACAGTCGGTGATGCGCTGGCGCCTGTGTTTACTAAATCAGCAACAATGATTAAAACCCTTTTAGCTGCATATAATGGATTATCTGATGGACAAAAAGCACTGATTGCAAACGTAATTCAGTTTGTTATTGTGTTTGGTGCGCTTACAGTCGCAGTCGGTGGGGCAATGTCATTAATCGGTACATGGATTGGATTAGTTTCCGGCATAGTGCCAGCTATTGAAGGGATTGCCGGTGCTGCAAAGTTTGTTGGTAAAAACCTACTAGGTCTGACAAAAATATTTAAACTCGTAGGAATGGCCGCAAGATTTTTATTTGCGAATCCTATAGGCATCGCCATCATGATTATTATTGGTTTGTGTTATCTGATTTATACGTATTGGACACCGATCAAAGAATTCTTTGTGACTCTTTGGGTAGGCATCGTAAATACGTTTAATACGTCGATTAATTCTATAAAAGAATTTTTTGCTGGCTTATGGCTTGGTATTTTATCCATAGCGACAACTGGTGGCAATGCTTTAGGATCTATCATAAACTGGATTGCTAATTTTTTTACAAATGGCTTTGATACAATGTCCAATATTGCCAGAGATATTTTAAATGGTCTGCTCAATAATATTTTTATTATTATTACGGGCATTGTAGGCGTATTCAGTGGAATCATAACCTTTTTAACTGGTGCATTTACAGGCGATTGGAGTATGGCTTGGCAAGGCATCGTTGATGTGTTTAGCAGTATATTCAGTACGATTGCGGCTATTTGCAATAATGTTTTGGGTACAGTAAAAGCAGTTATCAATGACGTAATCAGTGGAATTAACAATATATCTGTAGATGTGCCGAACTGGGTTCCGATGGTTGGCGGTCAGCATTATCAACCAGCTATCCCTATGCTTGCAAAAGGTACGGATAATTGGGGTGGCGGCGTTGCGATGATTCATGACGCTGGTGCCGAAATTGTCGACTTGCCAACTGGATCAAGAGTTATTCCTCATGATAAATCAATGGATCAGGAATACGAACGAGGCAAAGCAGATAGTAAAGCCAACGGTTTCGTTTTAAATATTCCTAAACTTGCCGATACAATCATTGTCAGAGAAGACGCAGACATTGATAAAATTATTGAAATGTTAGCCTTTAAGTTAAAAAGTTATGCTATTAATCAGGCAGAGGGCGCAGTTTAACATAAGTTATAGATCGCTCATTCGCTCGCGCGAATGAGCATTATGTTCTTCAAAAGGAGTGGATGGCGTGAGTAGTTTTTTAGATAGTTTAGTTTCAAGCCTTACGAGTAGTAACAGTACACAAAATCAAGCGCCAAAAGTATATTTACAAAATGCAGGAAGCAAAATACAATTTCCGATTCCACCAAGTTCGTTTGAAGTGAATATCAAACAAAATAATACAATCGTAAATATAAACAGCCTTGGCGAGTTAAATATGCTGGGAAAAACAGGCTTAATCACCTTGTCTTTAAGCTCCTTCTTTCCGAATCAAGACTATAGTTTTTGTCAATGTACACCAGACAGTCCGTATAATTATGTCAAAACAATTGATGGCTGGAGAACTGGTGGTAAGCCATCAAGAATAACAATAAGCGATACCCCGATAAACTATGCAGTCACAATTGATAATTTTAAATTCAGTGAAAAAGACGGTACAGGTGATGTTTATTTTACACTGGATTTTCATGAATATAAATTTGTTGGCGGCGCACTTGATAACACTGTGAATTCCGTTACGGGTTTAAAAGATCGTACCGATACATCAAGCTTATTGGATACGGTCAAGAATATAACGGTATACTCTGGCGACTCCCTTATGGACGTAGCAAGCAGGACATTGGGGCAAAATGTTAGTGTTAACACTGGTACAAAAAGTTATTTAAGTTTGTATGCTGCTTTGGTTAAACGTGGTGGGGTTACGGCTGGCGACGTTTTGAAGGTAACGAAAAATAATACAATTAAAGTCGGTGGTTCGAATGTTCAGCTGTAAAGTAAATGGTAAAGATATTTCGGATTATGTAATAAGCTATCAATGGCAGGGGGATACAGATCAGGCTGGTCGAAAACTGGATTTTAGTATTGCCTATAATATGAAAGATAAATCATTTTTAAACCTTAATGTGCTTATCGGAAACACAGTTTATTTGTATTTTAAAGATGACACTGTTATAAATGCGGCGCCCATTGAAATATTTCGGGGCGTTGTTTTTATGCGGCAAAGGAACACAAACAATTTTACCTTTGAGTTCACAGCCTATGATAAGTTGATTTATTTAGCGAAAAGCAAAACCACCAGAAAGTTTTCTAATATTACAGTTGAATCCGTTATAACGCAGGTAGCAAATGAAATGAATATAGAAATAGGAACGATTTGTCCTATTGGCGTTTATGTGGATTTTATTGCAGATAATATGAGTTGTACGGAGATCATAAAAAAAGCTTTTACTATGGCTTACTGGACGAATGCCAAGCAATACCATATGTATATGAATCAGGATAAATTATATGTTGTTGAGCGCAGCGAAACCATTGAAAACTATATTGCTAGTGATTTGGTCAATGTAGAAAGTACGAATCATTCTGAATCGATCGAGGATATGATCAACACGATTATGATTGTGGATAGCAATGGTGCGGTCGTAAATACCATAAACAATGTTTCTGATTTAGCGGCTTATGGAAAATTACAAGACGTTTATAAAGTCGATCCAAAGCAAGATACACAGACAGCCGCGAAGGGACTGCTTAAAACCGTTTCTTTTAAATCATCTTTATCTGGTATAGGTAACATTCAATGTATTACGGGTTATGCGATTACCGTGCAGGAAGAACAGCTTAAAGGTAAATTTACGATCCTTAGTGATAGACATTCTATAGCAAATAATGTTCATACGATGGAATTAACCTTAGAATTTTTGGCGGTGGTGAGTTAATTGAAAGAAAATCCTTATTCTACAATTTTGGGCTTGATGAAAGATACAAGCATTAACAGCAATTCCCCTAGTATTCAAATCGGTAAAATAATTGCTTCGCCACCAGAAATTCAAGTTTCATATAACGGTATTATTTTAGATTCTAAAGATATATGGATCTCCAGTTATTTATTAATTGGCTACACTCGTACAGCAAAAGGACATATCGTTAGTGCTACACAGGATGCGTCTGGCGGCAGTGGTGAAGCACAATACGCCAGTCATAACCATGCGATAGATAATGACTATACAGACTCAATTATCTATACGGATACCTTGGTGGCTGGTGACTATGTTTCTATTATGCCGATGGTTTCTGAAGACAACAGCAGCCAGCAATACATTATTTTAGACAAGATTCAGAGGTGTCAATAATATGAATCCTTTTGTAGCAGGACCAACAGACAGTACAACAGCTTCAACTTTACCGATTTTCACGGAATACAATTGGGATTTTGAACATGATTATTTTATCTATATCGGTGGAAAACATGAAATTGTGACCGAAAACGAAGCCTTAAAAGTTTGGATTTATAAAGTTTTAAAAACGGAACGTTGGCGATATCGCGTTTATGATAATGCTTATGGAATTGAACTTGAACAATTTATAGGGAAGTCGACAAACAACGGTGATTCTTCGATACAGGTTCAGCGTTATATTAACGAAGCCTTATTGATAAACCCCTATATTCAAAGTATTGATAACGTCACTTTCACAAACGAGAGTGACGTTTTAGATTTTACGATTGAACTAACAACGATTTACGGCAGTTTAACAGTATCAAGTTAATAGAGCTCCCGCTCTTTTGAGCGGGAGCTCTATTAATAAAGGAAGGTAACCAAAATGAGTTTTGAAATGAAATCAGAAAGTGATATTTTAACCGCGTTAAAAGCAGACTTAGCAACTGTATCCAATGGTCAGTCTACCATAGAAGGTTCTTTTAATAGTGATATGCTAACCGCCAATGCAGTGGAATTTGAACAAGCTTATGCTGAAATGCAGCAAATGATACAGGCGAATTTTGCGACGACTTCGTGGGGGGATTACTTAACATCACGTGCTAGTGAATATGGAGTTGTCCGAAAAGAAGCAACAGCCGCAACTGGAATTATAAATATTATGGGTACAGCAGGATCAACAATTATTCAGGGCAGCCTTTTTGCAACAAGCCAAGGTGTTAATTTTTATACAACGGCTTTTTCAACAATTGGCACGGACGGAACAGCATCAATCAATATTCAATGTAGTGCCAGCGGAACAGTAGGCAATGTGGCGGTCGAACTTATTACAAAGATACCAATGAGTATTCCGGGCGTTACATCTTGCACAAATTCGGTTGCTTGCCAGAATGGTTTTGATCAAGAAACGGATACCGAGCTATTAGCGAGGTATCTATTGAAAGTAAGAACACCAGCAACTAGCGGCAATAAATACCATTATCAGCAATGGGCGTTGTCAGTTGCTGGCATAGGGCAGGCGAAAGTTTTGCCTTTATGGAATGGCAATGGAACAGTAAAAGTTATAATCGTTGATAGTAATAATGCTACTGCCAATGCTACCTTGATTCAAAACGTGACAGATTACATTGAAACAGTTCGTCCAATTGGTGCGACTGTAACCGTGACCAGTCCGGCGCCATATCCTATTGATATTTATGCAGATATTATTGGCGTAGCAGACACAGATACAGTTAAAACAGCTATAAACAATTATTTTAATGCCTATGGATTTACGCAAACGTATATTAGTTTTGCTCAGATCGGTAAAATTTTATTAGATACGGCGATTATCAAAGACTATAAAAATCTTATCGTATGTGGCGGCACAAGCAATGTACCCATTACAGAAGATCAGATACCAATTTGTGGGACGGTGAAATTAAATGTCTACAGTTAATAAAGATTGGATGCGGCAAAATACGGTTGATGTGACAAAGTACCTTCCAGCGTTTTTGCAATCCGATCCAAATTTTAAGGCCGTTGCGGATGCTTGCAGCTTGGAACATGAAAATATACGTGTAGGTTTACAGGATATATTTAATCAATTTTTTATTAATACGGCTACGTGGGGCTTAAGTATGTATGAATCCGTTTTAGATTTAACGCCGGCCGCAGATGAAATTATTGAGTATCGCCGTAAGCAGATATTAGTAAGATTAAGCGGTTTAGGCATGAGTACGGTTGCTTTCTTAACCAAAATTATTAATACCTATGGCAGCGGATACATTCAAGAATATAACGACCACTATTATTTTAATGTCTATACGGTAACACAGAATGCAGTAGCAGTCCAAAAAATGAAAGAAGATATAAACACATATAAACCGGCACATTTAGGTTTTACGATTTATTTAGGCTATAGCTGGAACGGCAATATTAACTTTGATGGTTCCAGCACATACGGCACTTATTTAATTGGAGGCAACGAGTAATATGGCTTATAACAATAAATGGACGCCTGAATTTCCGGCTAGTGTCGGTAATGCTTTACGTCCTACCGATCCGATCAATAATACAGAAGACTATCAGACAGACGGATTTCCACAATTTATAGCAAATGATCCGGTACGATATGATTTACAAAATGCTGTTTTAAAACAGGTTCTTTCAAACGATGAAAGACTAAATGAAAAAATAGGCGTGACAAATCTTGCACATAATACTGATCCGAAAGCCCACGCTACAGGTATTGCTGGAAATGCGGCAACTGCAACAAAATTAGCAATATCAAAGAATATTTCTATAACTGGAGATGCAACGGGCAGCGTTAGCTTTGACGGATCTGGCGATGTAAGCATAAATGCTACACTAGTGACCGTACCAATTGCAAAAGGTGGAACTGGCGCCATTACACCGGCCGGCGCCCTAGTGAATTTTAATTTAACAGCAACGGCAGCAGAATTAAATTATGTACATGGAGTAACGTCAAATGTTCAAAACCAAATAAACACAAAAGCACCAATAACTTCACCAACATTTGCCGGCACAGTGGCAGCATCAGAATTTGATATAGTAGGAGCTAGTAGTACAGGGATTGGTTCTGGCAATGGAGATACTGGTTATCCTGTAGCTGATCAAAAGGCTAATCTTAAAATATCTAGTTGGCAGGGTACTGGTTTTTATGATGGTTGTACAGGGAATGGATATACGGTAGGAATTAATAATAGGAATGGAGATATAGTTTCAAAGGGGTGTGTAACCGCAAATACTTTTCGGACTAGCGACTGGTTTAGAACGACTGGTGACGGTGGCTGGTATAGCGAAAAATGGGGTGGCGGTTGGCAAATGACCGATGCTACTTGGATTAGAGCTGCTAGTGGGAAAAATGTTTATACTAGTGGTGTATTTCAAGCAGATGGTGGATTCAATGGTGGTCTAAATGGTACAGCTACCTACGCGGAAAGAGTACAAAATGATGGTGGACCGATGCGTTTCCATTGGAATGGTCAAGGTGGTCAACCTCTTTGGGTTTGGGGGAACAGGGATGGAGACTCTGGCAATGCTTACGTATGGAATCCATCTAATTTTAATGTAAATTCGGTTGGTGGTTATACAGCAGATG